CGGCCGAGCCTTGGGCGGGGAAATTGAGGCCAGCGGTCGTGAACTTATTAAACATAACAAGTCCATTTTTGATAATTGCCGACCCCGCGCTGAACAACCCTCTCCTTAGGAGGTAGTAGAATTGAGATTGTTTCATTCATCTTCGTCTTTATGTATGTTTTACAAATATAAGTATCGCCTAACGGCTTTTTATTTCTCTTTCTTTTGAATCACAAACCAATCGCCACTCGGCCCACCCATCAATGTGATTCCGTCATAGGGCCTATCCATTGAATATGATGCCTCACCATCAATGCGTTCACCCGATTGCGGTGTCAATGAAATGTTTTTGTTTGCGGCGATGGTGTCATCCGTTTTAAATCGCATAATCAATCCCGGTTCGGATGATGGCAAATTCAATGTGTACGTTCCGTTTTCACCACTTTCGAAATCAATGAAGTTGAAATTGTTGCTTGCCGATAATGTTTCCGAACCACCCGGCGCGCCCGTCACTTCATTCAATGTGACATTCACGCGCCCCGTTGTCGTGAACTCACCAACCGATGTGGCCGACAATGTTGAATTGCCCGTGACATCTAATGCGCCCGTGACGTCGGTGTTGCCACCAACATCCAAATCGGTGCCGACATTCGCCGTGGTTGTCACGTCCAAAATGTTGGTGTCAAGATTCACGGCATCCAAACCACTGAACGATGTGTTGCCCGTGATTCCGTTCACACCATCAAAGAATGTGACATCGGTTTTTGTGGTTGAATTATCAAACGTTGGAGTGATTCCCGCACGACTGATGACGAACCATTCACCATCCCATTCGTCCATATTGGCCGAATAAGTTCCACCCAATTGAATCCAATTCTTTGAATCAAATGTCAAACGTTGTCGGAAATCGTGGGAGCTAAACATTCGACCCATATATTTCTGAATCGGCGCGTCCATCAATTTCAAAAATTCTTGACAAACCAATTTTTGGATTTCAATATAAGTTCCCGAATTCCCTTCGCGCCAATTTGTATATGGAATCTTAATCAATAAACTGCCTACATTGTATTGCTTAACCAATGAACCGCGTTCGCCATTGCCCGTGAACAAATTCATTTCCGGCAGTTCGTACGATAAATTTGATTTGATATTGGTGTTCGGTGATATCGCACGCGTTCGAATGGTTTCATTCGTGATGCCCTCGCCATTTGTAGTGGTAAGATTCCGCGTTTCCATTTGCCACCCGTATTGATTCGCGGCATTCAATGTGTGCGTTGCGCCCGATTTGTTGACGAACTCCACGAATTCCCAATCAAAGGAAACGTCGCCATCTTCGGGAACGTTTGGCGTCACGACCGATGTGTTTCCGGTGACCAATAATTCATCGCGGTCAAATTCTTGCAATGGGCCAATAATGATTTCATAACCCGAACCCGCTTGTGTTGTTGTCCAACTGATTGCGCCCGGTGTCATTCCCGTGAACGTGCGTTTCAAATAGTAGGTGACGTTGTTGTTGAAATCGTACAATTCAACGTTCAATCGCAACTTCATGTATATTTTAGCGGAACCAACGGGTTGATTGATGGTCACTTGACCAACGTGATGGAATCCAAAAAATATTTGATTCGATGGCGTTGACGCTATGAATCCAACTTCCGTCGTCGGTTGCGCATCCTCATCACTGACGACACCATTTATTGCTTTTGGCTCCTTGTTTGCCACAACGGAAATATTGTTCACCGCGGGCAAAAAGTTGAAAAGATTCCCAGCCAATCGCGCCTTGTTTGACGTTTGATTGATGGTCTTGTTGTACGATACCGATTCGGAATCAATTTTTGTTTTGTCCTTTTTATATCGGTGTTCATACATTGATGACGCTTCACGCGTGAACAATTGTTCCAATCTATATTGGCCTTTTGAATAGTATAAACGCAAGCCGAAAATGTAACACATTTGTTCCAACACTTCCATCCACGTTTTGCCCGTGATTACACCATCCTCATCGATGGTGTCAAAGGCGTGGAAATCTGCCCACGTTTCATCCAATGGATTGTTGTTCGCGTTGTAGGTCATTTCTTGCGCCCACCAATCGCACACAACGGCCAACACCGGGTGTTCGCTTCCGTACATTCCCAACACGCCAACTTGGTCCAATGCGTTGATGAATTGGTTGGTGAACTGACGGAAAAATGACGTGCCACATAACGTGTCCCCCAACTTTGAAATGCCGTCCGTGGCTTGAATGTTTAGAACGTAAGGTTGCGACGTATCTTCAACCTCAATAATATCTTGAACGATATATCCGCCCCAATGAAAGTCGAGGTAAACCACTTGTTCTTCATCGGGTGAAAATGACATCACCAATCCATCGTCGGAAACCTTGCTTGTGTTGTACCACGTGTTGGCATCTTCACCATCAAATTCACCCTTCCAAATCTTGACGAAATAGCGGTCTTGCTGATATTGCTTGAGGTTATTGAGGAATGTTGTTGTCGCTGAATCTTGAACGTACATTCCAAACGATACCGACGACCCAATGATTGGGGAATATATATTGTCCGTTTGTCCCGAATAGTTCAATTGGAATCCATCACCCGTGACGCTGAATTGGTCCGGGCTTGTTCCCGTATATTCGTCGTCCCAAATTTCAATCAAGTAAAAATGTCCGTAGCTACTGCGGAACTCGGAAAATAGTTTTGGATTCGCCATATATTAAAAACCTCTTTGTCTTGTTCGGTTGCGCGATGCGCGTTCGTTGCTCAATAGTATGTCGGACCCGCTGATACGTCCCGTGACAACAACGTTTTGTCCGCCGCCAAATTCATTCAATCTATCCAATGGAATGACCGCTTCGGATTGTCCGCCTTCCCCAATCATTGCCAACGTTGGTGAAGTTACAACACCACCTTCAGCAAGCATTGGAATGTTTGGCATAAATCCGCCCACGCTTTGCATTGTTCCGAAGATATCACCGATTCCGCCAAGTCCAGCAAGACCACCAAAGGCAAGTCGAACGGCAACGGCTAAAGCAAACGCCGCGATTGCCGCCGCTACGAATTGAGTGATTAGGCTTCGCAATCCCGAAATCATTGATTCTTTGAATTTTCCGAATCTTGTTTCGCCTTCTTCTAATACGCCGAATGCGTTTTCAAGTGAACGTGCGAATTGATTTTGGATTGCCATTCCCGCATTTATGGCCAACGCTCCGAAATCAACCAATTCTTTTTTTATTGCAACCATTGCTGGCTTCAATTCCATCAATGCGGGCGTTGCTTTTCTTGGCAACTCCATGAACGCTTCCGCCATTCTTTTGATTCCACTTGTGGCGGATGATGTCGATTGCGTGATTTCTTCAATGACTGGTGGAAGTGTACCAAGCGATTCTTTTGTTTCTTCGGTTTCTTCTTTGAGCAATCCCAAATCATCCTTGATTTCCGTGACGACTTGACCAAGTGACTTGAATGCTGGGACCGCAACCGATTCCATTTTTTCAAATGGTTCGACCAACATTTTGTCCACTCCAAGCAAACCCGCGATTGCGTTGAATCTCCCAATCAATGTATTGATGTAAGGGATGACAAGGTTCACCAATCCACGAATGGCGTTGACGGCGATGGCCTTCACTGAATCAAAGTTGTAAGCAAGGTAAATAAGGGCCGCCGATAATGCCGCGACCGCCAAAATAATCAATGTGATGGGCGATGTGGCAATCTGCACGGCAACACCCCACGCCGTTGTTGCGGCCGTTGCTAACCAAGTGGCCGCGCGAATCGCGGCGATGGCACGCGTTAATGAGCCGAGGATAAAAATAAGCGGTCCGATTCCCGCGGCAACCGCGGCAACAACCGCAATGAACCTTTTCATTCCCGGCGACAACTCATTGATGAATGTTGCGAGTTGCGTCAACTTCTTAATCAATGGCGTCAACGCCACCGATACCAAACCACCGAATTCAATGGCTAAACCTTCAACCGCTGAACCCAATGCTTTGGATGCACCCGCGGCCGTCATGTCCATGATGTCGGCCATTTCTTTCGCGGAACCCGATGCGTTTTCAAATTCCGTGTTCAGTTCCGCAAGCAAGTCGGTGTTTTCCACTAACTTCAAAAGACCCGATTGCGCACGCTGACCAACTTCGTCCATTGCGCCACCAAGGTCCAAGCCTTTTTCTGCCAAATCTTTGATGGCTTCGGCCGTGGATTTTCCCGATGTTTCCATTTCGGAAATAATACGCCGCAACATCGTCCCAGCCATCGACCCCTTGATTCCGTTGTTTGCTAAAACCGCAAGCATTGCCGATGTCTTTTCCAACGATATGCCCGCCGATGATGCGATTGGTGCAACCATCTTCATTGATTCCGCAAAGGCTTCCATATCAAGTGCAGACGAACTGAATGATTTCGCCATCACATCGGTGACGCGTCCAGTTTCGCTAACATCTAAATTGAAACCACGCAATGTTGCGCCCGCTACTTCGGCCGAACGTGCCAAATCGCTTCCCGATGCTTGGGCCAAATTCAATGTGGCTTCAGTGACGCCCGTGATTTGCTTTGCAGTGAAACCAAGTTTTGCAAATTCCAATTGCAATCCAGCCACTTCGCGTGCGCTGAATATCGTCGAACGTCCCAATTCTTTGGCGTTGTCCGACAATAATTTAAACTCATCAGCGGTCGCACCCGATACGGCTTTGACCTTGGCCATCTCAAGTTCAAAATCACGAAAAACATTGAACGACATCGCCCCCAATGCCGCCAATGGTGCCGTCAACTTCATGGACAAATTTTTGCCCGTTTGTTGCATCTTGCGTCCGAACTTGTCCATTGAACGTTCGGCCTTATTTAGACCCTTACGGAATGGCGCGATGTTCGCGGTTAGTCGGAAATTTAATGAACTAAGACTTGCCATTGGCTTTTGCGCGTTGTTTGCGTTCGTTTATTACTGCTAATATTTCGCCCCGTGTCCAAACCTTGCGGTCTTTCTTCGGTTCTTTTTCCCAAGGGAACACAATCAAATCTTTTGACTTGATGCGTTTCTTTGTGTGCGGATTCAAAAGGATTGTTGTCATCCAACGCGTCCGTTCCCAATCCGCTTGTTCCTTTCGGTTTTTACGTTCGTTCCAACCCTCAACCATATTGCCCCACTCGCGTGGCAATAAGTCATAGAATTGGGACGGCATCAATCCCACTTGACCAAACGCAAACGCTTCCAACGTGTCCCATGTTGCAACGCTTGATTCACCTTTCGGCGTTTGGTCATTTACTTTTTTTCACCCGACGAAAATTGTTGTTCAAAGACGGCGAACGCCTTTTCAATCAATCCTTCATCTTCATCAATCCAATCCGCAACATCGGCCACATCATAACGGAATGGTGCCTTTTCTTTTCTTGCGCCGTCTTTGAATCCGCAATACATCAATGTGATTGCTTGGTCTAAAGTCATATCGTCGCCAAGGTTTTCCAATTGCGCCAATGTTGTTCCCGTCATTCTTGAGAATTCACGCAAGGCGTTGAATCCGAATCGAATTGGGTGTTTACGTTCACCGATTTCAATGATTTGTGTCATCTTATTTGTTTTGTTGTTGTTAGGTAATAAAGGGACCGCCCGACGGACGGCCCCGAATCAATTCTTTGATTAAGCAACCGACGCTTGCGTCAATACTCCAGTTCCCGTGAACCCGAATGAATACGTCACGTTTTCTTCAACGCCCGCTTCTTGTTCGTAGCTTACGAGGTAAGCGTCGCCCGTGTAGTCGATTTCCCCACTTGTTGCAGAACCGAATTTCACTTTCACTAAAGTGCGGTTTGACAATAATGTGAAAAGGTCGTCTGGTGTGTCAAAGTCACCACTGATTGAGTAAGTCACCAACCCGTCGCCACTAAGTGACCAAGATTTAAGACCCTCAAGATTTTCTTGCCATCCGGCTGAATCTTTGTTTGTGGTGTCTCTCGTTTCCATTGAAACACTTAATGATGCCGATGTTGCACGGCCGATGATGTCGTAAGTAGTTCCATCATCTTCGCTGATTTGAATCACAACATCCGTTGAATTCATGATGCTTGTTGCAGCCATTTTTTTCTTTTTTTATCGTTTACAAAATACAAAATCAATCGCGAGACACGCGGAATTTCAAATCAACTTGTGACCCAAACGTCCGTTCATCATCGCTGAACAAATCGCGTTGGCCTTCAAAGGCGCACGATTTTACTTTCACCCCGCTAATCGTTTCGTTCATTCTTATGAATGCACTTCGAACGTATTCAACGGCGTTTTGTGTGTCCGAATACTTTGTTGAAATCAACGTGATTCGAACATCTATTTCGTCAATATGCGAATCGCTTTCTTTCGACATACTTGTGGTAATATTCGCCACCTCGTAAATCGCGAACGGCGTCGCTTTTGTTTGCGCTCCTATGACTGGAAACACGCGTCCACCAAACAATGTGTTCAATGCTGAATCGCTTGTGAACTTTGATTTGATAACCTTCCCAATCATATTCGTGCGGCTTTTACTTGTTTATTAAGGAACCCACGCATCAATCGTTTGAACTCGTTTCCAACGCCCGCTGAATTTCTTGTTCGTGCGCGCTTGGCAAATCCTTTGTTTGGTCCGTTATATTGTCCGTCCCTTAAATATCCATATTCCAAAAAGTGTGCGAACCAACCGCCTTTTTCCGGGTCGCTAAATGAACGCTTCACCCTTGGACCAACTTGCAATGATGCAAACGTCGCCCCACGATTCACACGCGTGGTGATGATGCCCATTGATTTCTTCAATTGTCCTTTGGTTATTTCTGCATAGATTCCGCCGTTTCGGTACACCTTGAAACTTCCCGACTTGATGTTGGTGATTTCGTCTTTGTATGCCTTCAACATCGGCTTCAAAGACTTGCGTGCAATGCGGCGAATTTGTGCAGTTGTGACCCCATCGTGTAAGTTTTCCAATTCCTTGAAAGCGCGTTCGAATTCTTTCTTGATGTCCTTTTCATCAAAGCCAATGAAAGCACCACCCGAACCACCGCCCGTGCGTTTGCTTCTTGCCGACATCATTCTTTCCGCAGTTGTTCCCATTAGTCCGCAAATCTTGTCACAATCTTTTGGAACGACTTGCGTGAATCCGCGTTCAAAATCGCTTCGATTGTGTAGGTTTTGTTGTCGTATACAATTTGCATTTGCTCGTTTATGTCCGAGCGGTAACGAATAAAAAATTCGACCTTTTGAGTTGCAACCATTTGGTTTCCGTCCTCACCTTCATTCCCGCGTATTTCCACGACCTTCGCCCAAACATTAGCCAAGGTTGTGAACGACAAAATCACTTCACCAAAATCATCGGTTGATTCGGTGAACGATTGAATCGTGATTCTGCGGTCTAATTGTCCCGATTGGTCAATCATTAGAATGTAAAGATTCGGTATGGGTTCCACAAATATTCGGATGCCGTTGGCAGTTGACGAACGCGGTCCATTCTTTGGTCGTACAATTCCGAGATGACCAACATCATCCCTTGAATCAACGGCTTTGGAATTGCCGAAACGTCAGTCCCCACAACATAGCGAACAATTAATTGATTGACGACACCCGCCCCCGTTGTCCATCCACCGATGGATTGAATGCGTGCGGGTTCCGATATCAAATCGGTTGTGTACAACGATGACGGAATCACCGCCGTTGAACCGATTTCATCCACATAAGAAACCGAGGTAATTGATGCAACTGAACCGCGTGATAAATACAACAAGTTCGATTGACCATCCCAATGATTGCGTGGGAATTGGTCAAAATATTCGTCTATTGTTGAAGTCACCAAAACGCGTCGTGTGTAACTTTCACACATTTGACGTGCGGCCGTGATTAGGGCCTCAATCAAGGTGTCGTCATCACTATGGTCAACGCGAAGAAAATTCTTCGCCTCGGTCAACGTGATGGGTTCGGACGCCGCGGGCGTTACAATATCAATTGCCATTTCTTATCGTGTTTCCTTTGTAGTGTTTTTCTTCACCGCCTTCTTTGCGCGTGCTTTTGGTGCTTCGGCTATTGCCTCACAAAAACCCGCATTCAAAAAATCGGTCAACATCTCATCGGAGTGGATTTCCACCACCGCGTGTTTGCGGTAGTGGAACCCATTTCCCGATACAGATTTCAAAAATCTGACTTTCATATCGATTAGGCTTGAGCCAAGTATTTAACTGCACGGCTATCAAGAACCTTCGCATCCTTACGAGCGTAAGAAACGAAACCAACTTCTAACTCGTCCATGTAACGCTCGTTCAAACGTACCATTTGAACACCACCAGCAGAACGAACAACGAACTTGCTGAAGTCAGCCGCGAGCAATGTTTTCTTGCCAGTCGTGATTGCTGATTCCATATCGTTGTTGTAGTATAGGTTGAATCCGAATAATTTA